ATATCCCGTATGAATCATGGTGAAACTTACACTATTAAATTTAAATATCTTATTGACGCCTCCAAGGATGTGCCTGGAGAAAGTGCGTATTCTGTAGATTTTAAAGATGAAATAAGAGGTAAAGATCATCAAATAATGTATTTGAGGTCAACAGATAATCGGGATGGCAATAGTATAAAAATTGGCGCTTGGACAGAATTTACTACGACATTCACAATTAATGATACTCTTGTATTTGACGATTCGGATGTGTTGCCGTTCCGCGTATATGTGTATAAAATAGGTAAAATATCTATTTCAGATATCATGCTTGTTCGTGGAAATACTATTGGGGAGTATCTTCCAGCAACTGGTATATCTAGTACCATTGTTAAGCAACTAGCAAATTCCTACGCTATCCGTGTATTGAGTTCCGGTACAAATTTGGTTACCGAGATCAATGCAACACCAGATGGTGTTCGTTTAAAAGGTAAAACAATTGAATTGGATGGCGACGCAATTATCAAAAATGGTATTATCAAAAAGGCAATGATCGGTGATGGCCAGATTGGTTCTGCACAAATCGGCGAAGCGGTTATTAACAATTCGCATATCAACAATGTGAATGTTAGAAAAATTACTGGTCTAAGAGCAGAGTTTGAGAATTTGATAGCAACTACAGGGGTTATCGATAACATATTCACCAGAGGGATCGATATTGGTGATAGAACTCGTTTAAGAGCATCAAACGGAACTCTATATGTTGACGGTCATCACGGAAGTTGGAATAGTTCAAGTACAGCTGCCACTATTCGGACGAACGGACGATTATTTGGACCAACTTGGTTTTATAATAGTCAAACTAACAGTGATTATTACACACCGGTTATGACAAATGCATGGATTAATTACCCACTTAAGGGCGACGTAGCCGGAGATGTTAATGTGTATGGAATTCGAGGACTATTTCTAATCACTTTCAAAGGACAACTAGATCCCACAACAGGATCTTCAGCTTATTTGTACGTAAATGACGGTTCGAATAATTCACATACATACTACCTTCCATTGTACCTGGCAAAGAATCAATATAATTGGAGTAATGATAGGTTCTTTGGAGGATAAATATAGATAGGATTAGAATTATGGATAATTTAACAGAACGTTTAATTCAACAAATGACGTTTGAACTAGGTCTCCTGAAAGCTCAGATTATTGAGCTTCAGGTAAACCTGGAATTGAAAAATGAGGAGATCGAAGATCTTAAAATGAATCGAGCAATCGACAACATTAAAGTAAATGAAAATATTATTACGGAGGAAATTACAAATGAGTAACTTTAAAATTCGTTCATACTATCCTATGTATGATGGTACTGGAAATGTCGAAAAGACATTGTTTGAATTGTATACCGATTCACCAACAAATCTTATCACTGTATATTTGAAAGGTGAGCATAAACTCAACAATGCAAGTGATGAAAACGAATATGTTAAAAAATGTTTGTTAGCATTCCACAAAGAGTATTTCTCAGAAATTGAATTCAAAGAAACTACTAAGAAGGTGGACGAACTTAATGAAACAGTCAAACAAAAGAAAGTTGAAGATCAACGTCGTGATGATTTCATTTATGCTATGGTTCTTCATACCATTATGTCTGGCTCTATTGTATATGGAGTTGTATATCGAAAACTTTCTGGTCTTCTTGAGAAGGCTGAAGTAGGTAAAACATACAAAGCGAATGATATTGTTGTAATCGAAGATCCTAATCGTCAAGAAATTAATGATGAAGGTAAACTTGTATTTGTGCAATTCAATAAAGAGTTCACATATAATGGTGAGCCTGTATCTGACTTTGTAAAAAACGGAAGTCTTGAACTTAATGGAGTTGGTGTTGCATATCCTCTAACGCTCGGACAATAATGGAGGTTTAAATGATATACTTAGACACGCCTGTTACTATCATTGACGATGGTACAGACCGTTCTATTGGTATCAAATTCGCTGATCCTGATGCTGGAGATGAGCAAATCATCTCTGGTGTCTATTTTAGATCATCACATGATACCAAAACAGAACTTTCAGCCAAATGGTTACCTGAGAAAGGAACTCTTGTTGTTGATATCCCTAATAATTTAATCAATTATTCTGGATACGCCAAATTAATTATACCTAAAACAACGTTTTTAATCGATGCGATAACTATGAAGTTGGATGTGTATTCTCCTAAAGATACTGATGGCGCGAGTCGAGTGTATTATGGAGAAGATAAATACGCATTTGTACGAGATTTCGATACAACAAATAACCAAATCTTCATTGAGGTCGCAACTGATATTGTGAACACTGATTTCATTCGAAGTCTTGTCGATAAAATTGTATCTGAGAAGGGGGTCGTTGACAAAGCAGGAACTGCTGTCGACACAGATACACTTAAAAACGACATTATGAATCGAGTAACAAAGTTAATTGATACTAAGAAGATTCAAGAAGACATAAAAGCTGCTTTGGTCGAATCGATCAATTCACTTAAGGATGAACAATCAAAATCACTGCAAAATCAGGAGAGCAAGCTACAGGGTATTGAGACAAAGGTAGCATCCCTAAATGCGGAAACTATCAAGTCTGATATTCTCGAAGCGTTAGATACTAAAATTCTAACTGCTAAGACTGATATTATTAACTCTGTAGACGTTGCTCAACTTAGATTAGATTTAACTTCTCTTATTACAGAGACTTCTAAATCTGATATTGCTGCTGCTAAACAATACGTACAGTCATATTTGACTACGTATTTCGAAGGTAGTGACTTCACAACGAAAGTTACACAAGCGATCTCTGATCAACTATCTATACTCTCAGGAGATATTTCTTCAGCTAGAGCTGTAGCGGACGGAGCTAAAGAAGGGCTTGATACTCTTAAGACTAAGGTCGAAAAGAATACTGCTGATATTACGGCATTAGAACAATTCAAAACCGGTATGTCCGGAGCCATCGCTTCATATATTACCGACAACCTTACTAGCCAAAAGATTGTTGAAACCCTAAAGACTAACTCAGATTATATCAATGATATTTTTACCGACATGACTACACTTCTTGATGGTAAATATATTAAGAAATCCGATGTTAATAAGGCCGATACTTCCGAAGGAACTAGAGTGACTGTCGGGACAACTGAGTTCACCATCCCGTCAACTGATAGTTTCGCTAAAGAGACTGACTTAGGACTCTTAAGAGCTAAGGTGGGAGAGGTTGAGAGTTCAATCAGTCCTGCTATTGATACTAAGTTGACTAATGGCGGAGACCATTACATCAAGAACTCAGAATTACAAAAAGCACTTGAAGGGTTATCTTCTGGTACTGGTTCGAAAAACAATACCGAGAATAAAAAACTTATTGTGTATGGTAATTACTTCCCTTATGATGGAGATAATATAAGTAAATTTATTGATTTACCTGTGGGAAGTATATATATCGACAATATGAAAAAAAATGGTGCTATTGTATGGGTTAAAATTAACGAATATCCTGACGCATCATCTCGAAATTCTGCTCAAACATCTTGGAAAGTCGTATACGGGGATACTAGAGACATCAAGGCCCCAACCACTCTGAGCTTATTTGGAGATTCTAAACTATATATGCGTAGAATTAATTCAACAGTTGAATTAAATTGGGGTGGATTATCGTGGGGCTGGTTCGGTATTAAACGAAGAGGTGCTGCCGGTTATGCATCACACCCATCAGACAAAAATAAATTCTGTTCCATTGTAGGTAATGGGGGAATTCCTCGAGGATTCTGTCCTACATCTTCTAAGCTGGGTTCTATTACTAATGATAAAGGTATCCCTTATGGAACATTATATATTGGTGGCGAAACAGACTCTAGACATATTCGTCTACAATTCTTAGAAGATATACCAGAAAATCGTGATATTACAGATATACGATTCTCATCGATGTCTTATACTACAGATGAACCATGGCCTGATAGGCTTTAATAGGAAGGTTAAATTATGTTAAAACTTGAACGCTTCGAAACCGAAGAAGGCACTAAAGTTGCCGTTGTGGATAACAATCCATATTTTCGTTATGAATATCCTTATGTTCTTACGGAAGAAATGAAAGCTCAATCTGATGCTGAACTTGGAGAAGTTCTAATTGGATTGATTAAAACCCAAGATAATCATACATTGATGTCTACTATTTTGGATGTAACTTTACGTTCTCCATTTATTTATGACTCTCAATTTGCTACTTTGGTAAATTACTTGAAGGAGCCTGAATTGGGCGAATCATATTTCCCTGGTCAACAACTCAAACTTCAAATTCCAAATTACGAAGCTGAAGGTTGGGAAGGCAACTTTGCTGTCGTTACAATTAACAAATTGTTGACAATTAAAGCGGATGAGAAAGATATTTATAAGCTATTTGAAGATTATCACAAAAATGGTATTGTCGAAATTTTAAAGTGGCAAGACGTCGTTCATCTGAATCCTAACGACTTTAAAAATAAGTAGGATTTGATATGAAGAAATCCGAAAAGATATTATGGGGCATCAGCATTTTATCATTCGGGATAATGCTTGTCCTTTTATGTCATGTAATTATTTTGACAAATATGATCGTATCCTATAGACATAATTATTATGAACTGTTGGATAGTATCAGTAAATTAAACACTCAAATTCACTATCCTGGAGGGTAAATATGTTAATTATTAAAGAAAACGAACTACTGCACACAGACAGCTGCCAAGATCTCATTGAACACCACGGTGTCAAGGGTATGAAGTGGGGACAGCGTATGAAGCGTTGGGGCGCTGCCGCTGGTCGTACAGCTATCAACACTCTACGACACCCAATTCTTACAGATAAATCAATTAGAGAATCTAGAAGACGTTCTAGTGTAGGAACATTAATGGGTACCACTCGCTCGCTTGAATTCCGTAATCGTTATGTCAAAGATATGGTTAAGGCGAACAAGAGATACAAGAAAGATAAAAAGGCAGCACTTTCTCGTCATGGAGATGGTGATGATAAAATCTTCAGCAAATACAGCCAAGACGCATATTTCAGCAAGCGTAAGAAAGCTGACGGAGAATCTCGTAAAGATTATCACGAACGTCAAACAATGGCTCGTAAGAAGATGTCTGCGGCGTATAAAGATCTAAACAATAATTTCGACAGAGATATTGCGAATGCTAAAACTAAACGTAAGAAAGCTGCAAGTTTAGCTGGCGGTAAATATTAAAAAGTGGAGGTAAATAATGACAGAATACTATTCTATCCAATCCTCACAGGATGTTATTCAGCACTTCGGGATTAAAGGAATGAAGTGGGGACAACGAAGAACCAAGGAATTTTATACCAATAAATATATAGGTAAAGGTTATAATCCTAGAGCCGCCAGAGAAAAAAGCAAATAAACGTATGGTTCTTAACAAACGTTTGAAGACTGGAGCTAAGATTGCTGGTGGAGTTGCCCTTGCTGGTCTAGCTGCTTATGGTGCTTATAAAGGTTATGGCCATTTGAAAGGTAACTGGGACCGTGTTGCAGCAGAACATTTGGCTGTTAAACAACGTAATGAAGCTATTCGTAAAGATTTTGAACGTATTAGAAATAAAAGTATGGACAAAAAATTAGATGACCTTCATAAACGTGGTGACTCTGTTAAAGATTTATTCAGACAACGAGCAAATGAAGCAAAGAAATTATCATCTGAACTTAATAATTCTTCTAAGCAACTGGTTGACACAACCAATAGAACTAGAATGAATGTAAAAGAAGCGAATGAGATGTTGTCTAGAATTAAAAAGAGAAATGAAGATTTCTTAAAAACTATAAATAAGATATCCCTATAACAGAATATTACGCTATTCAATCTTCTAAATAGAAAGTCGGAGTCTACATGGCTCCCTCTTTTTTCGAATTTCAAAAATTTGCCCGGGTGTGATTTTTATCTCAAATTCGCATTTTTTACAAACCCTATAATGAAATAAAATTTATAGGAGGGTCATCATCATGACTAAACAAAATACACTATCACTTAATCAAACTAATATGGTTCAATTGGCTTACATGCTAAACGATGCAGAATTTGGAAAGATGCTAGATGATCAATGTAATATTGTAGTTACTTATTTAAAAGCTAACATACAAACTATTGAGTACATCAAGGCATTGTACAAACGTCTACGTCGTGAAGCAGAAGCTGTTATTGAAGCTATTTCATTTGAAGAAATTGTAGATAGATGCAACAAAATGTTTAAGACACATGAGAGATTGATGCAAGTAAATGAATCAATTATCGAGGGAATTAGAAACGATGTTGATGTACAAGATGCGTTTAACAAACACGTAAAAGAACTCACAGTATACGTCGAAACACGTAGAAGCGAGTTTGAAGAAATTGCGGAGTTTTATAAAACACTGTAACATCATCAGAGGGTTAATTCCCTCTTTTTTTTCGTAGGAATTACATAGCGTATAATGAAAGAAAATTAAAGGAGTAAACTATTATGTTTAAAAATTTTAAAGGAATTGAAATGACAAAAGAACAAGTTGTATTGGCGACTAAGGTATTAAAGATTTCATTCGATACAGGACTTTTTGTTAAAACTTTTGAATATGCTATGGATAAAAAAGATATCGATGCATCAACAAGAGAAGAACTAAATACTGAATTGAATAAATTGACATTACTTATGGATTCGTTCAATATTGATGACGATGTTACAGAAGAATTCTGGAATGAATTACAAGACATGAATAAGAAAATCTATGAAATTTTCGGATTAGAAGAAGAGGAATACTATACTATTAGTGTTGAGTTCTGTCAAAACAATGTAGAACTAGCTATGGAAACAGCTGTGAAACAATTGGAATTGGTAAACTAAAACTGAAGGAATAACATTCCTTCTTCTTTTTCGCAGAAATTACATACACTATAATGAAAAGGGCTTAGCTCAGTGGTTAGAGCGCTCGTATTCCCCACATTGGATAACGCGAATACGGATGGCTGTCGTCGGTTCAAATCCGGCACCCTTTTTTTTT